CTACTACGGAAATATCAAATTATATAGAATTACCAGGCGACGGCATTAAATGTAATACCAGTCTAAAGTATACTTTTACAACAGTATCATACGGAACACTTATTTTCCAAGAAGGGTAATGCGTAAGCTAGTGTTTAGCATGGCTATCATTAGCGCACTTAATATTATGGGATGTAGTATGTATGAAGGTATGTCTATGAAACCACATAAAACAAGTGTCACTACAACCTATGGACAAGATGAGATTGATAAGGCTAATGACAGCAAGGATCAAACTAAGGATTCAATGCAGATAACCGTGAAACAGGAGTTTATATGGGAGGAGTAAAATTATCCTTCGCCGTCGTGGCATTTGTGCTTGTTCAGGGGATAGCAGTCATTTGGTACGTTTCGAAACTCGATTCTCGCGTGGATCAAATGTACAAAAGCTTCGAAGAAGAAAATAAAAAAGAAGTAATTGAGAATCAGGTCAAAATGAAATTGGATCTGGAAAATTTAATTAAGGAAGTCAATCAATTGAGCAAGGACATGCGTAAGATGCAGTCCAAAGACAAAGAAATAGTAAAACAAAACCGTTCTATTGAAAAACAACATAGGGACCTGTTTAAATTTCTGGAACAAAATCAAGGAATGAATCAGCAGAACCAGACCAAGGGTGGTTCCTACTCTTATGGCGACTAATGACTGATTGGTTTGATAAGTTAATTATAGCCATAGGAATCATAACAGTGATAATATTTATAGTGGTGGTGGTATAATGACTAACGGCAGAGTCGATATATCGGATAAAACGGCGATCAGCATGCCGATGCGCAACCTTTTGGCCATATTATCGGCCACAGCGGTTGGAGTGTGGGCGTTTTTTGGGATTCAGGCCAGGCTAAATACGCTCGAAACTCGAAATACATTGATGGAAGCGGATCTCATTGAAAATACAGCGTTTAGAATTGGATGGCCCAGGGGTGAAATGGGCAGTTTACCTGCGGATAGTGAACAATTCATGCTTCTGGAATACCAGGACGGAATGATAGTTAAATTGCAAAAACAAGTTGAGGCAATGATGCACAATGCCGTCAACATAAAAAGACTTCAGCAGGATATGCAGGAAGCACGAGAGAATATAGAAAAATTAAAAGACAAGCTCAGGGAGGCGAAGAACGGTGGTTGAAATTATTATAGCACTATTAATGTATATTGGGGTAGATCTCAAGGAGCACGTACCGTATGACACGATTGGAGATTGCCTCAAGGCAAAAAGATTAAGTGAAAGAAGTTCTGGGCCAGATGGTCCAAGATTAGAATGCCGACCCGTTAAGGCTAAAACTGAAATATGGAAGGAAGACGGGAAAAAACACATCCTCAAAATAATTGAGGATTAATAACAACTAACTAAAAGGAAACTAAATGACTACAGGAAAAATTAAATGGTTTAATCCAGCCAAAGGATATGGATTTATTGAACAGGAAGGCACTTGTTATTCAAAGGACAAAAAAGATGTCTTTTTGCATGTATCGGCTTTGGAAAAAGCAGGTATCGCTACACTACAAGAAGGAGAAGAAATAGAATTCGAGATAGGAGAAAACAAGGGAAAAGAAAACGCGATTAACATCAGGAAAATTATAAATTAGTGGTTCAAACATTCACCCATTCATCATACTTTACACCCATCAAAAAAAGGACTAGTATAGGAAGATCTCCTAGGTCGAAGCCGAAGAATAAGTATAAGCGGAGATCCTGGAAGAAATATAATCGCCAAGGAGGCTAATATGGCACAAGGATATAAGGCTCGTAAAGATGAGTCTATTTCTATGAGGGTTAAAAAACCTCGCACTAAAAAACAACTAAAAGCAAGCGCTGATGAATCTTATGGAAAATTTGGTAGCGGTAAAGGTAAAGGTGTTATCAATAAAAGAGGCGGAGGTATTGCTAAAAGAGGATTAGGTATCGCTGCTAAAGCCAAAGGAGGCGTAGTTAAACGTCAAGCAGGCGGCTTAGGAAGAAGGAATTTATTAGAGGAAGTAGGACGAATTGATGCAGAACGCATGAATCCTAATCGAAGAGCCGAGAAGGCAAGAGTCATAGGTGAACTTAATAGGGGCTACAAGAAAGGTGGAGTTACTAAAAAATCTAAAGGTGGATCCATTGGCGCTGCAAAGCGTGGCGGTGGCGCAATTAAGAAATAACCGATGCCAACATATGCCTCTACAGCGAGTTTTGACCTTGCAATTGATGATATTGTAGAAGAAGCTTTTGAACGGTGCGGTTTACAAGATCGTACTGGTTATGAAATAAAAACCGCACGCCGTTCCCTTGATATTATGTTTGCCGATTGGGCGAACAGAGGCCTTAATCTATGGACTATTCAAAAACAAGAAAAAACAATTACATCAGCAAGTACTAACCCTTTGACGGGAACTGATTTATATGGCTCAGGCGCCAATGCTTCCCAACAAATTATTGATATTACCAATGTCATTATGAGACAAGCTTCGGGGAGCGATAGCAATGATTATGAGTGCACACGTATAGGAAGAGATGTTTATTGGGGTTATACCGTTAAATCCACATCAAGTAGGCCTACTCAGTTTTATTTTGAAAGAACCATCAACCCTTCTTTATATTTATATCCCGTTCCTGATACTACTTATACCTTGATTTATTATGCGTTAATTCGCATGTTTGATGCGGGAGACTATACGAATAATGCACAAATTCCATTTCGATTTATTCCCTGTATGGTTGCAGGACTAGCTTATTACATGGCGATGAAATATGCTCCTGACAGAATTCAATTATTAAAACAAATTTATGAAGAAGAATTTAAACGAGCGGCGGATACGGATAGGGAAACCGCCAATTTTAATTTTACCCCAGAATGGAACTATCTTACGTAAGGAGAAATTATGGCTAGATACGCATCAGGAAAATTTGCATTACGCATATCAGATCGATCAGGTTTGGCATTTCCTTATAATGAAATGGTTAAGGAATGGACGGGATCATGGGTTCATTACAGTGAATATGAACCTAAGCAACCTCAATTAGATCCTAGATACCATCCTACTGATCCTCAGGCATTACAACACGCCAAGCCTCAAATTGCTAATGCTACCGTTTATGTAGGCTATACTAATATACGTAAGGCTAATGGAGAATCCGTAGCAAGTGGTGTATACGATGGAGTGGGAGATGGAACGACAGTTAATGGTTTTCAAACATTGGAGGAATCAGTCACTTTATACCGTGCTAATGGAGCCGCCTATGCGGGTCTTGTAAGAAGTATGCAACCATTAAGTGTTCAACGACCAAATCAACCCACAAGGTTGCATAGTTCAGTGGGAAATGTTACGGTGACCACGACATGACCGATTATTCTGATTTATTAACAAACGTAAGAAATTACACGGAGACATCCAGTGATGTTCTTTCGGATGCGGTCATTAATACATTCATTGTGAATGTTGAAAATAAACTTTTTAAGGAAGTGGATCTCAGTTATTACCGAAAATATGACACGGCTAATTTAACTCAAGATATCGCTTTTCTTTCTCTTCCAGGAGACTGGAGGGCTACTCGCTATCTTCAAATAGTTGATGTCAATCTTGGAGGAGGTGTAAGAACAACCTTGCTACAGAAGGATATTTCCTTTATGACAGAGTATTGGCCTGATAGAACAGTAACAGGTACCCCTAAGTACTATGCTGATTGGGATCAAGACACGCATTATATTGCGCCAACACCAAGTTCAAACATGGCTGTTGAACTTGCATATTTAAGGATGCCTGATAAATTATCATCATCCAATACATCCACGTGGATCAGTCAAAATGCTCCCAACGTGCTATTATATGGTTGTATATTAGAAGGACTTGGATACTTGAAAGGTCCGACAGATATGATACAACTATATGATAAAAAATATAATCAGTCTGTACAAGATCTTGCCACATATGAGATGGGACGAGATCGTAGGGACGAATATAGAGACGGTGTCATTCGTGTCCCTCTCGAATCAAGGAACCCATAGGAGGTTAATATGGCTATTACTCAAGCTGTTTGTAACAGTTTCAAAGTGGAGATCCTGAAGGCATTGCATGATTTTACGGCAACGACAGGGAACGCTTTTAAATTGGCGCTTTATGATAGTGAGGCGACTTTATCAAAATCAACTACTATCTACGATACCCCCGACGAGGTAGGTGCATCAGGTACTTATTCCGCAGGTGGTGGAGCCTTAACATCGGTTACTCCCGTGTTATCAACTGATACGGCTGTGTGTGACTTTTCACCCGATCTTTCATTCACAAGTGCAACAATTTCTGCACAAGCTGCTGTGATTTATAACAGTTCTACTGTCACTGGTTTAACAACCAATGCATCTGTTTGTGTTTTAGATTTTGGTGGAGTTAAATCTTCTTCGGCTGGAACATTTACCATTACATTTCCTGCTGCTGAAGCAACTGCTGCAATTTTAAGGATCGCATAGGAGAATAAATCATGGCCTCTGTTCAAGGATGGGGCCGAGAGACTTGGGGCATTGGAGCATGGGGAGAATATGCGCCCGTTGTCGTTACAGGTAATGGCCTCACGTCAAGCACTACAACGCCTACTGTTGTAACTGATCAAATTATCAGTGTCACTGGGTTAGGCACAACTCTTTCCATAGGGACAGCTACGGCTACTGGTATTGCGAATGCAGAACCAACAGGTGAAGAATTAACGTCTACTGTTGGCGATTATACTATCAATACAGATCATATATTTGCTATTACAGGTGTGGGGGCAACCTCATCTTTGGGAGATACCACTGAATCAGTAGAAATTAGAACAGGATGGAACCGTGATACGGATATTACCACTGGAGCAGCTATTGGCTGGGGCGACCAGCAATGGGGTGCATCGGGGGGTTCTTTTGCTGTTAGCGGGAATTCTTTAACCATAAGCCAGGGTGAAGAAACTATCACCACGGATCAAAATATTAGTGTTACAGGGACGAGCCTTACTTCATCCATAGGTACATTTGCTATTTCCGCGGATGGTAATATTACTATCTCACCAGCCTCAGAGCATCAATTAACGGCGAGTGTCAATGATGTGGATGCCTCGGCCGAATGGGTCGTTTATGCGACTGGAAATAGCTTAACACTTTCTGAAGGAGATGTAGGAACTTCTGTTTTTGTCACAGGAAATTCTTTAACGCTTAGTCAGGGAGATGCAACTCAAGAGACAAGTTATGAGGCTCCAAGCGTCGAGGCTACTTCTTCCGTAGGAACCTTAAATATTATCACAAATGTTGACTTTACAGTATCAGGGGTTTCTGTTACAAGTAGTACAGGAACATTACGAGGTACATTCTGGGCACAAGTGGATGACTCGCAAACAGCCATTTGGGTACAAGTGGATGACTCGCAAACAGCCGTTTGGGTAGAAGTTGACAAGGCTGCATAAAATCATTAAAAAAAGGGTATTAGGAAATTAAATGGTAACGTATTCAACGGGTCTTAGAA